AAAGGAGTAGCCAACGGTGATGAAGTCCTTATTAAGGATTTCAAAACCAGCAAACAGAGACCAAATCATGATAATGAATCGTGAGAAGTCATCATTATTATTCAAAAGAATCTGAGCATTGTTTCCACCAATACCTACGCCAACAGCCTGTGGACCAAAGAAAACCAACGGTGATCGGACGTAATCACCTGCATTATTCGGGTCGGTCGAGTTAACAATGATGTTCCTATCTGATTCTGGAAGGTTTGTTGATTCAAACCAACGAACTCCCTCAAAAAGAAATCCGGTAGGCATCACTGGCTGTCCAGCCACGAAACCAGCTTGACCATAAGCGGGACCCATGCCTTGACGGAATGTTTGCTGCAGCGAAGCGTTAGGATCCATTGGGTTAATGGCCCCTCCGGTTGCATATCGTGCCATCTCACGGAAATCTAAATCCTGACGCAGATGCATCATTGCAGTGGGATCACAAATACAACGATAATAACCATCAGCAAATGTAGGAACGTTGCGCTTACGCATGTCCTTAATTACTGTAAGCAGGTCTTCTTTAATATCGAAGGTGTGCTCATCTACGAGATAAGTCATGCCGTGCGTGCCGCCTGCTTCACCAAGAAGTTTTTTACCACCTGGGTAGTAATAACCACCTTGAGTATGATCAGCGGGTTGGTCGTCATCACCTTTCAGGAGCTCGTCTGCGAAGACACGATCACGCCAACGGCGGTAATCATCAAGCAATGTTAAGCTACCGATTGACTGGTGGAAAACGTTAAGGTTACCAGTGTCAAGCAGAAGTCGCTGAGCTGTAATCAGAGTTTCACGGGCTACCTTAAATGTTGAAGGTGCGGTCGTGTCACGGGTATCTGCAGGGCCAGTGTACTCACGAAGCGTTACGAGTACTTTGTCCTTAACAATGTTGCGAGCGCTAGCTGTACCAAGAGTTTGATCAGCAGTCCTCTCACGTGAGTCCTTAGTGCCAGGGGCTCCCCAGAAGCGGTAACGATCAAGCTGCACGGTTTGGCCGGGCTGCTTAGAGAAATCATGTACAACTACTGGCTCAACTGCCATCTCAATGATGTAAGCAGGGTGGGGCCTGTAAAGTTCTGCACCAAGGAGCTTCGGAAAATCATTATCAATCCACATAGGATTTAATGCTCCATATAGCTACAAGGTTTACAATGCGGTATGTTATTGACCACATAAGTAAATGATACTACTTATAATCAAGTCATAGTTTAGTTTCCCGAATATTCATGGGACAGTTTATTGAAACATCTGAATGGAGACCTATTCATACTTTGCCTGGCTTTGAGTGTTGTATTGAGTATTATGTCAACCGATACGGAGATATTAAAAGTACAAAAGGAAATAAGGATCGCCTGCTTAAACATAAGCTACATAAAGCTGGATATCCTATGGTTACTCTAACTCAGAGAATCGGCAGAAAATCACCTAAATATGTTTGTGTTCATTCGTTAGTGGCCTTAGCTTTTTTACCAGCTCCTCCTACACCTTATGGAACGGCTAAAGGCTGTACACATATACGACATATAGATCAAGATAATGCTAACTGCCATTTAACTAATCTTGAATGGTCTTCACCAGTGTTAAAGTAAAATCATTTAGAATAAATATAAAGTATTTTAATAACAATGGCTGATTCTCTCCGTTTAAGAAACTATAGCTCACTTATCGGTCAATCAGGTAATGAGATGAAGCTTGTCTCAGGTAGAGGAGGTAATAAAACTCATAAATGGTGGGGAAGAGGCCCTGTCCGTAGTGTTGATTTCAATGTATCACTAAGTAATGGACATATTGTTGTACTTAAGATTGCTTGCGGAAGTAATTGTGAAGTGACCATTGAACATGATGGAGATGGTAACTTTGCTTTCCATCGTGCAAACGATATTGAACGTATCGGTGTATTTAATATCGAAACCGGAAATTTAATTACAGACTACATAATCTCTAAACGAACAAAAAAGGTTCATCCAGTTACTGTAAGTGCACTGCCTGAAAATCCTAAGATTGGAAGTGTCCTAATCAGTGGGTTAACTAAAGTCTCGATGGATTCCCCTTCCTCTCTTTATTCATTCACTACTACTGGAAACGCTACAGACTTATCACCTACTTTTACTGTTACAGATAAAAAGGCTACGATTAAAGATAATCTAATCACCTTCTCTGCTGCTGGTTCTTATACGGTAACAGTAAGTTTATCTTCAGAATCTGCAAGCGATTCACCTACAACGGGTACTCTTAATGTAACTGTAACTAAGGCAACTGTCAAAAAAGCTGTTAAAGAAGCAGATTAAGTATACAGTCTTGGTAAATATGCTTTTTGATCTTCAGTCATCTCATCTTTCAATACGATGTTGCTACCAATTACACACTTGACATTATAAGGTATCCTTTTAGTTGTTCTAGCGTGGAAACCTATATAGAAACTATCATTAAGAGCAAGGAACATCTTATCGTATGGATGCTCTTCTTTTATACTGCTGTACAAAGTAACATCAAGCCAATTGTCAATATAATGATTACTTGTTTTTAAATTATCTAAAGTCACTTCAATGTAACTTGTGTCTTGTGTTAATTCATCTGATGCAGTTGATACAGCAGAACTGTAAGTATTGACTACAGTCGAATCTTCTGCATTCACGTTATATATAACACTATCCCAATCCGCACTAGTAAAGACTTCATCTGAATCCATAGCATCGTAGTAACCGGATGAATCTGAAATCTCAAAATTTCCGGTATCAATAATATTCACATTGAATTTTATAAATTTATTCTCGGCTCCCATTAATCCTATAGAATCACTATATATGACACTATATCCAGCAGTTCTTACTGTCTCTTCAACTGCTTTCTGTATTGTTCCACCAGAAGCGTAGTTAAGTGATCTATTAACAGCTAGCTCATGAGGTTTTTGACCAGCACCTCCGCCATATATTTTACGATTATTTAGAATCTCCTGAGTTACATTCATTTTAATACTAAGTTAAACCTATCTCTATTGTAGATTACATATACTCACTAACTTTATCGCTCTTGGTTTTTAATGCTCTAAGTGCTTTATTTTCTAAAGTCCTTACTCTATCTCTACTCATATTCAGTACTTGACCAATTGCAGTCATAGACATTGGCTCTAGTACCTCTTCACCTATTCCATAACGCATACAAACCACAGCCGCTTGCATTTCAGGTAGTTCATCGATTAATTTATTTATATCTTCTTTAACGCATAATTTTTCTAATAGAAAATCAGGAGCCTGTGTCTCATCCTCTAACAAGTCAATTAGACATGTATCTCTATTCTCTCCAATCTTTATTTCAAGAGATGTTGGCTGACGTGCTTTGCACATTAAATCCTTAATGTCATCCACAGTAAGCTCAAGCTCTTCTGATAATTGAAATACAGTTGGAATCTCGCCATTCCTCTGAGATAGCTCCCTCTGAGCTTTCTTCAAACGATTTAGATTCTCAGTCACATGAATGGGTAATCGTATCGCTCTGGATTTCTCCGCAATCGCTCTGGTGATCCCTTGACGAATCCACCAATAAGCATAGGTACTAAACTTATAACCGCGACCAGGATCAAACTTCTCCACACCACGGACGAGACCGATGGTTCCTTCTTGAATAATATCAAGTAGCTCCATGTTTCGCTTGGTATATTTTTTAGCAACTGAGACCACCAAGCGTAAGTTTGCTGTGACCATCTTTTCTTTTGCTTTCTTTCCATCACGTAATTCACGGCGTAAGTCTTTGTACTCTATAGATAGCTCTTGTGCTAACTCTTTGTCTGTCAATTTAACGCCATCACAAGATTCGCAAGTATCACGTGTTTCTTCTATCTCCATCATTCTTTGTACTTGGCGACCTAAGAGGATCTCCTCATCATGTTCAAGCAAAGGTACTCTTCCGATATCACGTAAGTATGAACGAACAGAATCACCTGATACTTTAAGTTGCGGCATATTATGCTTGCTTCGTATACTTACTGTAGCACCTACTGTATATTTATGCAATCCATTATTGCGCCTTCAGGACTACATCCCATTTCAACTACATCTCCTACACATCTAGCAAACCTAAGACTTTCCTTCGGCTCTTCTAGCCTACCTTCCATAGCCTCGACTGCCATTGCTTGTGCAGCATGATCCTCAAATCCCTTGGACTTATAATTTTCATAAAAACGTGTATATCTCTCTACAGACGAATCTACATCAGTTCCATGATTAAGCATCTCAGCTGTAAGCTGATTAGCAGCTTGATCTGGTAGTCCATCTGATTTTAAATGCTTCCAGATTGTCTGAAACATTTCTGGACTTTCACTTCCAATCTTTCCTGCTAAACGCACAAGTCTACAGATCGATACTATTTATATTCTAATACTTTTATTGATCTAGGCTCTTCTGCCATTACCTAATGCGTGCATACCAGCTATATGACCATGCCACATGCCTGCTTTACCGGGATCCTGTTGAATCTGACCAATAGTTGCGGTAGCTCCTCCCATTCCAGGTTGAGAAGCTAAAGTACTGGCAATATAATTATTTTTGTATAACTCAGCATTTGAAGTCGTCTGACTTGGAAGTTGCGACTTATTTGCAATGCTCTGTGCAGCAGCAGCTGCTTGAGTCGTTTCAGTTAATGCATCAACATTAATCCTCTGAGCGCCTTGATAAGCACGGAGGTCGGAACTAGCTCCTGAATTATTCACTTGACTAATCTGACCTGAATCCCCTGCATTACTAGTAGGTATAGCCAGAGTTTGCATATCTAGCCCTGATAAAATAGGTGCTGCCATTTTCCTTAAATCACTTTAATACTATTGTAGGGGATTGAATATTAAATAATCCCCTATTTATTTAATCAGGTGTCCTGAACTAACAGCTTACTCTGCAGGGCTCCTTGAGGTGCCTGTGAGAGGTACTGCCATGCATTCTCAGGACTAGCATCCATTAGATCACTAAGGCCTCCCCAGAAGTCATTTGCCTTGGCTTGTGCACGGCCTGGAGTAGGCATCTGCATTTGAGGACGCTGGAAGTTCTGAGGAACTTGACGTGCTTCCTGTTCTGCAATTTCTTGTGCAAACTGTTGACGGGCAACTTCGTTATTCATCACCGCTTGCTCTTCAGCAGTAGGTGTAGGATAAGGGCCGCCTGGGCCGAAGAAACCGTTAACATAATCGGCTAATACGTCTGGATGCGTCAGCATCAGATTCATTGCTGCTCTTTCTTCACCAACTGCTTCAAGAAGAAGGTTGGTTGACTGACCGCGTTGTACTTGCTCAATCAGAGCATCTTCAACTGCACATGCATAGTTGTTCAGTAATGAAGGTGCTTCAGCTCCAAAGTGCTGAAGGACTTCAAGACTTTCGTCGCTGACTTGGCTTAGATACCCGTCGCTGACCTGACTTGCCCCCTGCTGCTGGTACTGATTTACGACCTGCTGCTGGGCCTGGTTGATCAGCTGGGCCACCTCGGCCTCTGAGTAACCCTGGGTTGAAACTTGGGGACTGTAAGTCTGCTGCGCCTGGCTTCCCCACTGAGGGGCCTGCTGTGCCATTGAAGCCAAGGGAGCCTGGATACTGGCTTGAGGTGTTGGTGTCTGGTACGCCGAGTACGCTCCCTGGCCCTGGTAAGGATTGCTGGTATTCAGGTTTGCGCTGAGCGCCTGGAACGCCTCCTGCCATGGGTTGCCCTGAGCCGCCGAAGCCTGCTGGGCCGGAGCCTGCTGGTAAACCGGGGCCTGGGGAGCCGCCTGTTGCGGACTCATTACCGATGCCTGGTATTGAGAGCTTTGGCTCATCCCTGACGGGGCGACCGAGCTTGGCACGGATGCGGTCGGCATCGCTGAGGGTGTCTGGACTGGAATCGTTGCTGCTTGGTTTGTAACTTCCACTGTAACTTAGCTCCTTTCTTAAAAATTCAAGTGATCTATATAAGAACCCTGTAATATCAAGGTTCGGATCAGATGCCAGAGGTAATTCTGGTGTCTGAGGATGTGGCAATTGATATAGATTACCTAGTAATCCAATAAATGCGCTTAAAGACTGTTGCGTTTGCTGGACCATCCTAAAGGGATATCCACTTAGCATTGCAGCTCTTTCTTCATCCGTTTTATTAGGAAATAAGTATTTAAGAGCTTCAATAGAATCAACGCCTAGTTCTTGGAGATTCCTTACGACAATGCTATTGTTTAATATGTCGTCTGTACTTTCTTCAAAAACTTGACCTTGCCAACGCCAAGCAACTTTCGTGCTTCCGTCTGGAATTAAACCGACAACACCGTCAGGTATCATTCCTTGCTCTATCCTATCACGAATCGATTCACTTCTAATTTTTACAAACTTCTGCATTCCAACATTATAAAGCTCCTCCATGGCTGCATATTCTTCTTGCTGATCTGGACCAAAGTCTTCTTTAAGTGGCATGTCAGGCTTTTTAAGTCCTATCGCTTGAGCAAAAGACTCTTCAAATAAATACTCTTCATGTTTTATCATCATCGCAAAAATCTTACATAATCCATATGTAAATACTGCTCTAGCTTTCTTTTCAGCTGTTGCAGCTACACGACCATACAGTGTTTTGATTTCATAAGCAGTGGAAGCAGTTCCAATATCAATATCATCTACCCCACCTAAAGCTAAGCGAATTTCAGAACGATACTGTTTAACGTACATATTCTGATCACCTGAAACGCTATCAGGTGTCATATAATTCACCCTGTCGGTTGGTTCAAGGTTCGCAATGACACGGGGAACCTTGATCTGGCCGTCAATAGGAGAAGGCCCTCCAAATGGGGCTGATCCACGTGTGCTTGGCCTATCAGGTGAGAAGAAACCTGCCATTGAACTGATAGTTGGCCGGAATGAATTCTCATCTCCTGATTCAATTAAATCATGCTTGGGTCTACTCGATACTAATGTTGGATTACCAAAGAACTTCATGTTCTTGCGGATGTTTCTCACTAACTCATCATGATAAAGAATCTGATTCGATAACCAATCAAACTCTCCATTACCAGTAGCTTCACCCGTACAATCCATATAATTATAGATTTCAATAGCTGGAATGAATCCGAGACTATTTGTATAAGTCTCTGTCGCACCAGGCATCGTCATAATGGGATTACCCATTTGATTTTCAAAATCTATCTTTTCATTCGATACTGTCTGTTCAATCTTATCTTTAAAAACTTTCAATCTTATATACTTCTTCTTACCTCCTCGGCCTGCAGGATTAGCATAACTATCAATATTATTAGTCTCTCTTACATTGAAGCTATAAATCAATTCAACTGATTCTAAACTCCCATCCTGTCCTCGATAAGCACGATAGCTATCTTTAGGGAAATAAAATAACTGATAATTATCACCAGATGGCCTGAAATAAAATAACCCTTGACCATCACATAGGAAATAATCAACAATACTTTCAAGCTTCATCTCAAGCATGTTGCTTTCACATACTGAGCTGATGAACTCCTTTCGCATACCGAAAGAATCCTGATCAGCAAAGAACTCAACTCCACGCCTTAGCATGAACATTCTCATCTGAGCAAGGTGTGAGGATACGATCATCGTATCTACAGCTGAATCTCCACGCCTTGCCTTAGCTGCCTGTATGATTCCTTCAAACTGTGTTTTTACTTGACTGGAATTAGTCATCTATTAATTACCCTTTTATCTAGTCTAGCGTTCGATTTGAAAATCACGCACCTTGATAATTAGTCTGTGTCGGACCAGATAAACCACCTGGAGTTCTCCACATATCTCTTGTTCCATATGTTCCAAATGGATCCCCTAGGTACATAGCTCTGTCCTTCGCTGCTCGGTCACCTATAGTATCGCTTCTCTCTTGAATATTCGATTGCTCTGCATTAATATCGTATGGATTATACTTTTGAGCAACTGCTTGTGCACCTAAGCCAATCAGTTGGCCAAAACCATCAGTAAGAAAACTTTGCCCATTAATGTTATTAGCATATGCCTGTGCTCCCATGTGGCTGCCCATTGCATCATCATCAATCCCATCATAGAAATTTTGCATATTAATCTGTTTAGAGAAATCACCGCCTAATTGAGTATTAGTGAAGCCGCCGTAATCTCTGTTTAATGAATTCTCGTTGTTGAATGACCTCTCAATGTCTCTATCATCTGTAAACTTATTACCAAACACACCAGTTTTAGAGCTATCTGCAATATCAATATCCATATCATTTTTCTGATCCGCATACATATCCTCACTTTGATCTAAATCCCTACCAGCTGTATTGATATCTCTTCCAGCTTCAGTTTGAGTTAAATCTCTACCAGCTTGATTGATATCATCTCCAGCTTGCGTTATATCAGTATCGCCAATCGTAGTAACATCTCCACCTTTTCCACCGGCTCCACC